AACAAAGGCGGTCATCCGAGTGATATAAAGAATCTTCAATTGGCTCATTGGACGTGTAATCGAGAAAAAAGCGATAAGTTATTTAATCAAGTTAAAGAAACTGCAAAAGTCGTAGGAAATCGCAATTTACCACAAACGATAGATTGGACCAATTATTGATTTTTAAGGTATGGGGGTAGGTGCCCTACCCGTCGGGTCTTGAGAACTTCACGCCGTCACTGTACATATTTTCTCGCGCGAAAAACTAAATTAGGAGGAACAAGAATGATATTAAAAGGCAAAGAGTATTTAAGTCGTAAATTATCGAGCTACCGCAGTCGTGTTCAAATGCGATACGACTATTACGCAATGAAGAAGTATGATTATTCAAATGGAATTACAATCCCTGCACAAATCAGAGACAACTACAGAAGCGTACTAGGCTGGGCGACAAAGGCAGTAGATAGTTTAGCAGATAGATTAATCTTCAGAGAATTTGCAAATGACAATTTCAACGTAAATGAAATTTTCCAATACAACAATCCGGATATATTTTTTGATAGTGCGATTTTATCGGCGCTAATCGGTTCATGTTGTTTTATTTATATTTCAGAGGGAGAAGATGGTTTGCCAAGATTGCAAGTAATTGAATCGAGCAATGCAACTGGTGTGTTAGATCCAATCACTAATTTATTAACGGAAGGATATGCAGTACTTAAAAGAGATGATAACGGCAATGCAATTCTGGAAGCTTATTTTACTCCAGATGAAACGATTTATTACCAGAAAGGTTCTGAACCTTTCTCAATTCCTAATCCAACTGGAATTCCATTGTTAGTGCCAATTATCCACAGACCAGATGCTGATAGACCATTTGGACGTTCGAGAATTACTCGTTCTGGAATTGGCTATCAGAAATTCGCACAACGTACTATTGAACGTGCAGAAATTACAGCCGAGTTTTATTCGTTCCCTCAAAAGTACGTTTTGGGAACAAGTCAAGATGCAGAGCCAATGGAAAAATGGAAAGCAACGGTTTCAAGTTTATTAACGTTTAGTAAAGATGATGACGGCGACAAACCAACCGTTGGACAATTTACAACGGCAAACATGACACCTTTTGTGGAGCAATTAAAAATGGCTGCTGCAGGATTTGCTGGAGAAACAGGATTGACATTAGATGACTTAGGCTTTGTATCCGACAATCCATCTAGTGTAGAAGCAATCCGAGCTAGCCATGAGAATTTACGTTTGGCGGGTAAAGCTGCTCAACGTTCTTTAGGCAGTGGATTGCTGAATGTTGCTTATGTATCGGTTTGCTTACGTGATGAGTTTAGATATATGCGTAGAGAATTTTCAAAAACGGTTGTTAAATGGGAACCATTGTTTGAAGCGGATGCCAATGCACTTACTTTAATTGGCGACGGTGCGCTCAAACTGAATCAAGCGCTGCCGGGATACATTAATGCTGACACTATTCGAGATTTGACTGGAATCAAAGGGGCTGAACATTTTGGATAATGATATTGTTCCTGATTTATTGAAGAAGATTAAAAAAGAATTTTTTGATAATGCCGAAAAATCAGCTGAATTAGAAAAGTTACTTTTGTTGCTTAAAGACGGAAAAGCGACTTATCAAGAAGCATATAAGTTTGCAACAGAAATTGGAAAAATTTTATCGAGCACTTTAACAAATAATATCAGTAGCAGCATTTTACCTGAAGGAAAAATGTATTACAACATTGCAGAAAGAATCTTAAATGATACTTTGGAAGAAAATCATAAAATGATTTCTGGATATGCCAAACAAGTCCAAGAAGTTTTAAATAAAGATGCCGGAATTGGATTAAAAGCAGTAGTAGCACCAATCCACAAAACTCGTATAGAAAGTTTAGTGAACAGATTGTCTACTGAAGAAATCTTTGATGAGGTTTCTTGGGTACTAGGTGCGCCAATCGTAAATTTTAGTCAGAATGTGGTAGATAACCATATTAAAGAAAATGCAGATTTTCATTTCAAATCTGGTTTGAAGCCAAAAGTTGTGAGAACAACTACAGGTAAATGTTGCGATTGGTGCGATAAAATTGCTGGAGTGTACACATATCCAAAAGTCGATAAAAATGTATTTAGGCGACATGATCGTTGCAACTGCATTGTGGAATATTATCCAGTTGAAGGCAAACGACAAGATGTTTGGACTAAGAAATTGACTAATTTGTCTCATAGTGGTACAAATAACTTGAAAGATATAGAGTTCGACACTTCGGTTTACGAACACAATTTGAACGGTACTTTAAAAGTTCATAGAACAGTTAATCACAGTTTGCCAGATAATGCTAAACCGTTTGAAATTATAGATGTGATAACTAAAAAAGGTGGAACTTCAAGAACTTTTTACGATGGAGAAGGAAAAAGGGTGTTACGTATAGACAATTCAGACCATGGACAGCCGAAATATCATCCAATGGGAGCTCATAAGCATATAATAGAATATGATGCTGACGGATTGTATATAGACGATGGGAAGCCTATAAGATTAACAATAAAGGATAAATTTGAGAATGGTGATATATTATGACTAGAGAAGAAATAAAAAAATTTTTAAATTCTGATTTAGAATTTTATTATAATGGTAAAGGTGCTGCTTTCTTGCCTATAGGAGTATATGTAGTAGGCTTTGATAATCAAGGATTAGAGTATAACACGTTAGATGAAGCCATTGATGCAAAAGTTTTCGATGGTAAAAGTTTAGTGGATATTTGGGATATTATATTACCTCAAATCAGTTAAAAATAGAAAGGATAATTAAATGGCACGAAAGAAATATGGTAATCAGCTTCCAACTCAATCTGTCATTCTTCCTTATGTTAAAAAGAAATCTGCTGGTGTTGAAGCCGTAGAGATTTACGAAAAAACAGGGCTAAGTTGTTACACTTGGCAAAAGAAATTAATCGAATCCATAATGGCTGTTGATAAAAAAGGGTTATGGGTTCATCAGAAGTTCGGATATTCTATTCCTCGACGGAACGGAAAGTCCGAACTTCTTTATATGCTTGAATTGTGGGGACTTCATCAAGGATTAAATATTTTGCATACAGCACATTTGATTAGCACATCTCATTCATCTTTTGAAAAAGTAAAACGATATTTAGAAAAAATGGGATATGTTGACAAAGAAGATTTCAATTCAATTCGTGCTAAAGGACAAGAACGGATTGAATTATATGAATCCGGTGGAGTGGTTCAATTTAGGACTAGAACTAAGAACGGTGGTTTGGGTGAAGGGTTCGATATTATGATTATCGACGAGGCTCAAGAGTACACGACAGAACAAGAATCAGCGCTAAAATACACGGTTACCGATAGTGATAATCCAATTACTGTAATGTGTGGAACACCACCAACACCAGTATCGAGTGGAACGGTTTTTACAAAATTTAGAGAAACTTGTTTGTTTGGCAGAGGTAAATATTCAGGTTGGGCGGAATGGTCTGTATCTGAAGAAAAAGAAATTTCAGATGTCGAAGCTTGGTACAATTCAAACCCGTCTATGGGCTACCATTTGGACGAACGTAAAATTGAAGCTGAGCTTGGTGATGATAAGCTAGACCATAATGTGCAACGTTTAGGTTATTGGCCAACCTACAATCAAAAATCTGCTATTTCTGAAACTGACTGGAATGCACTTCAAATTGATGAAATTCCAGAATTCACTGGTAAATTGTTTGCCGGAATTAAGTACGGTCAAGATGGAACGAACGTTGCTTTAAGTATTGCCGTTAAAACTGACAACGGCGATATATTTGTGGAAGCTATTGATTGCCAATCAGTACGAAATGGTAATCAGTGGATTGTTGAATTCTTGATGAAAGCGAACATTGAACAAATCGTAATTGATGGAGCTAGTGGACAAAAAGTACTTGATGATGAATTGAAAGAATACAGAATCAAAAATGTTACTTTGCCAACAGTTAAAGAAATTATTGTTGCTAACGCAATGTGGGAACAAGCCATTTTCCAGAAAACAATTTGTCATGCTGGACAACCATCCTTATCAAAAGTAGTTACTAATTGCGATAAGCGTAATATTGGTTCAAATGGTGGCTTTGGCTACCGTTCACATTTTGATGATGTGGATATAAGCTTAATGGATAGTGCATTACTTGCACATTGGGCTTGTGCTACTGCTAAGCCGAAGAAAAAACAAATTATTAGTTATTAAACTAAAAGACACTTTTTTTTATAAAAGGTGTCTTTTTTTAATAAAAAAATTACTGTACGAGCAGGTCAACTCGGAGAAAGGAGACGGTAAAATGTCTGAATTTAAAACGATTGAAACACAAGAAGAATTAGATCGCATTCTTGGCGCAAGAATTTCACGAGAAAGAGAAAAATACGCTGATTATGAAGATTTAAAATTACGTGCGAAGAAATCGGACGAAGAAAATGCTGATTTATTATTAACAATCAATAATCAGAATCAATCAATACAAGAACATGCAGCAATCATTGCTGCTAAAGATGCAGAGATTGCTGAACGTCAAAAAATTATTGATAGCTATGAATTAAATCAGCTAAAAACTCAAATTGCATTAAAACACGGGATTCCGTATGCGCTGGCAGAACGACTTCAAGGAGCAGACGAAGAAAGCTTGCAAGCTGATGCAGAGAAATTATCTGCATTAATGAAACCAAAACCTACTGCACCTTTAAAAACACAAGAGCCAGTTGTAGGTGAAGAACGTACTAATGCAATGAGACAAATGTTAAGAGATTTAAATAATTAGAAAAGAGGAAATTTATATGACAGAATCAAACGCATTACAAGCAGGAACATTATTCAAACCAGAATTGGTAAAAGAATTAATTTCAAAAGTAAAAGGAGCATCAGTATTAGCTCAATTGTCAAAACAAACTCCAATTCCATTTAATGGAACGGAACAATTTATCTTCAGTTTAGAAGGAGATGCTCAAATTGTTGGAGAGGGTAAATTAAAAGGTGCTGGTAAAGCAGCACTTGAACCAAAAATCATTAAACCTTTAAAATTCGTGTACCAAGCTCGTATTTCAGATGAATTTATGAGATCTTCAGAAGAAAAACAAATCGAATACATGTCGTTATTTGCTGATGGGTTTGCTAAAAAAATCGCTCAAGCGTTCGATATTGCAGCGTTGCATGGTTTAGAACCAAAAACATTAACAGATGCAAGTTTTAAAGCTACTAACTCATTCGACGGTTTAGTGACAACTAATATCGTACCTTATGTAGAAGCGAAAATCGATGCAAATATCGAAGATGCAATTCAAGCAGTTATCGCAACTGATAACGACGTGACTGGTATTGCGATGTCACCAGTTGCAGCTCGTGCAATGTCTAAAATTCAAAATAAAAATGAAGATGCTAAATATTCTCAATTCAGTTTTGGTGCAAAACCAACAGAATTTGCTGACCATGCATTACAAATCAACAAAAACTTAACAAAACAAGGTGGAAGCTCAGAAAAAGACCATGTTATTGTCGGAGATTTTGAAAATCTCTTTAAATGGGGTTACGCTGAAAATATGCCGTTAGAAATCATTCAATTTGGTGATCCAGACGGAACAGGTCGAGATTTAAAAGCTTATAACGAAATTTGCTTACGTGCAGAAGCGTTTATCGGTTGGGGTATTTTAGATGCAACAGCATTCGCACGAGTAAAAGAAGCTTAGGAGGTAATTTATGCCAATTTATCGAAACGTAAACAATGGAGTAGAAATTTTAGTAGAAAGTGAACTTTCTGGAGATTGGGAGCTTGTCGAAGAAAAGAAAACTGAAACTAAGGCAGTTGCAGAGGATGATGAAGAATGACTTCATTTGCAAATTTAGATGATTTACAAGTCCTTTGGAAGAAGTTAAAACCAGTCGAAATTGAACGAGCTGAAGCATTGTTAGATACTATCTCTGATATGTTACGAGAGGAAGCAGTTCGATATGGACGAGATTTAGACAAGATGGTTGCGGAGCGTCCGAGTTACGCAACCGTCGTCAAATCTGTAGTCGTGGATATTGTCGCTAGAACGTTGATGACTTCTACAGAACAGGAGCCAATGACTCAATTTAGCCAAACAGCATTAGGCTATTCCGTAAGCGGCTCTTATCTCGTTCCGGGCGGTGGTATCTTCATTAAGAATTCTGAATTGAAACGTTTAGGCTTCACTCGTCAACGTTATGGGGCGGTGGAACTTTATGATTAAAGGAAATACAGTTACTCTGCTTGAAGAAACTTCCGCTGGATTAGATCCGTTTGGACAGCCAATCAAAAAACAATCTGCTATTGAAGTAGAAAATGTTTTGGTAAGTCCAACTGAAGCAAAAGATGTTGTGGAGCATGCTCAACTGTACGGAAAGAAAGCCGTATACACTCTAGGCATTCCAAAAGGTGATGAAAATCATTGGGAAGATAAGGAAGTAGTGATATTTGGCAAAAAATATCGCACTTTTGGACCAGTTGTTGAGGGGATTGAAGCTTTGGTTCCAACAGAATGGCACAAGAAAGTGATGGTTGAGAGATATGAGTAATTTTAAGTTTAAGTTGAATAGAAAAGGTGTTCGTGAGTTTTTAAAATCCGAAGAAGTTAAAAACATGCTTGAAGAAAAAGCAAAAGCAATCCAACAACGAGCTGGTGACGGGTATGAGGTTTCCACGTATGTTGGGAAAACTCGTGCCAATGCCAGTGTTCGAGCAAATACAGTAAAAGCAATCAAAGATACTAAGAAGAATAACACTTTGCTTAAGGCGGTGAGATGATGATAGAAGTAGAATTAAGAACGAATTTAGCCAATCAATTAGATTGTCCGGTTGTTTTAGAGCAAAGCCCGAATATGCCTAGTCGATTTGTCTTAATGATGAAAACTGGCAGTTCTAAAACTGACAAATTAAATTCTTCTACTTTTGCTTTTCAGTCTTACGCAAAAACAATGTATGAAGCCTCATTGCTTAATGAGAAAGTCAAAGAGGCAGTTGAAGAATTAATTAAACTGGATATCGTATCACAAGTAAAATTAAATAGTGATTATGCATTTAATGATACAGAAACAAAAAGGTATCGTTATCAGGCAGTATTCGATATTCACCATTATTAAAATTAGAAAAGAGGTAGAAATATGGCTAATAAAAATAACGCAAATAACGTAACTGCAGCTAAACCAAAAACCGGTGGGGCTATTTATTTAGCAGCAGTAGGAACAGCACTTCCTACAGATGCAAAAGCCGAATTAGATGCAGCCTTTCAAAATTTAGGTTTTGTATCCGAAAATGGTGTAGAAAACGACAACAACGGTTCTTCTGAAGAAGTGAAAGAATGGGGCGGAAAAGTCGTTAACACATTGATGAAAGAAAAAGGAGATAAATTCAAATTCACTTTAATTGAAGCGTTAAATCCGGAAGTATTGAAATTAATTTACGGAGCTAGAAACGTAGAGGGAACACTGGAATCTGGTATTACAGTAAAAGCTTCAAATGATGAATACGAATCATATAGTTTTGTATTCGATATGCTGTTAAAAAATGGAATTATGAAACGTATCGTATTGCCTTTAGCAAAAGTGTCTGAAGTTGGTACAGTTAAATATGTATCTGGTGAAAACATCGGTTATGAAACAACTTTATCAGCTTTTCCAGATGGGAAAGGCTTTACTCATTATGAATACATTGTGAAAGAGGGCTAACGAATGATTAAGGGAAAAACAAAATCAGGATTTAATTATCATATTGATGAGAATGTTTTACAAGATTATGAATTACTTGAAGCAATTGCAGAAACGGAAAAAAATCCAATCTACATTACTAAAGTGGTTCGTATGTTACTTGGTGATGATACAGACAAATTGAAAGATCATGTCCGAGATGATAAAGGACACGTTTCAATCGAGAAAATGAACGTTGAAATCACTGAAATTTTTGAAGCTCAAAAAAAATTAAAAAAATAACAGCCCTCGCCAAAATGATAGCAATAGATGAAGATGCATTAATTTGCGATTTAGCAGAAACATATCAAATCTATGATTATAAGCGGCTACCGGTTCAAACGGTAGCCGTTTTTTCTTTAGGCTTACGGGATAATTCCAGAATCAAAATGAAGTTATCCGGTTCTAAAATTTCTTTGGAACAATCTCTACTAGCAAGTATAGCTGACAGATTAGGGATTTTAATCTGGCAGAAAACGAAAGATGGAGTTAAAGGAAACAACGTTCCAAAATCAATTTTAGCTACATTAAATGGAGAAGCTGGAGAAAAAGAACAATCTGAAATGAGAGTATTTGAATCTGGCGAGGAATTCTTAAAAGCAAGAGCGAAATTACTAGGAAAGGAGGAAGCTAAATGGCAACAGAATTAGGTTCTGCTTACGTGCAGATTGTTCCATCAATGCAAGGGATTAGCGGTTCTATTTCAAAATTAATGAGTGGTGAAAGTGCAAGTGCCGGTATGGAAGCCGGTAGTAATTTTGGCAGTAGCTTTAAAGCCAAAGCAATTGCTTTAATCGCTGGTTTAGGAATTGGGAAATTGTTAAAAGATTCCATTTCTGCTTCTATTAGCGAGGGTGCTGCATTGCAACAATCTCTCGGTGGTGTAGAAACTTTATTCAAAAGTAGTGCCGATACTGTAAAGAATTATGCTAATGAAGCGTATCGAACCACTGGTTTATCTGCTAACAAGTACATGGAGAGTGTAACTGGGTTTAGTGCAAGTTTATTACAATCTCTTGGTGGAGATACGGGTAAAGCTGCAGAAGTAGCGAATATGGCAATGGTCGACATGTCGGACAATGCTAATAAAATGGGTACTTCAATGGAGAGTATTCAATTTGCTTACCAAGGATTTGCGAAGCAAAATTACACAATGCTGGACAACCTCAAGTTAGGTTATGGCGGTACTAAACAAGAAATGCAACGACTTTTGGCTGATGCTGAAAAGTTAACTGGTGTTAAATACGATATTAACAACTTATCTGATGTTTATAGTGCTATCCATGCTATTCAAGGAAAGTTAGACATTACTGGAACGACTGCTAAAGAAGCTGCAACAACTTTTACTGGATCATTCGAATCTATGAAAGCAGCAGCTCAAAACGTACTTGGGAAATTAGCTTTAGGAGAAGATATTAAGCCAGCTTTAGAAGCGTTGTATCAAACAACTTCAACATTCTTGTTAGACAACTTTTTTCCAATGATTGGCAATATTGTAAGTCAATCGTTAAGTTTAATTGCTAGTGGAATTAAAGGTTCTTTTACCAATATATTTGGCGAGGGACTTGGCGATATTATGCTAGGAATGGTAACTTCTTTAAGCTCGGCAGTGGTAGCTTTTAAAGCATTTTCTACTGTAACAGATTTTATGACTGGCATTCCTGCCATGTTGACTACAATTAAAGGAGCAGTTACTGCTTTATTTGCTACTTTAAGTGCAAATCCAATTGGACTAGTTATTGCTGCAGTTGCTGCATTAACGGCAGGATTAGTATACTTCTTTACTCAAACTGAATCCGGTCGACAAATGTGGCAAAGCTTTATGGACTGGTTTACGCAAGCTTGGCAATCCATTGCACCGATTTTGACCGAAGCATGGAACGGTGTTGTTGAAACTGCCGTAGAAGTTTGGAATAACATGATTGCATTTGTATCACCAATTATCCAATCGGTTGTTGATTTTATTAAAGTGATTTGGAATGACATTTCTAGTTGGTGGACTGAAAATCAAAGTCTAATTCAACAAACATTTGAAACTGTGTGGAACGCAATTCAAGCGTTTATTCAAGCAGTCATGCCAATTATTCAATCAATCATTCAAACTGCTATGAATATTTTAGCTCCTTTCATTGAATTAACGTGGAAAAACATTGGTGTAGTTGTTACGACTGTTTGGGAATTGATGAAGAATTCAATTCAAACAAGTATCAATGTTATTCAAGGTATTATTAAAGCAGTAATGCAAATCATCAATGGAGATTGGTCTGGAGCTTGGGAAACGATTAAAGGAATTGGCGAAACAATTTGGAATGGAATGGTGAATGCCGGAAGAATTATCTTCCATGGTTTTGCTCAAGCATTGGCTAACGTTTGGAGTTTTATTCAAACAACTGCAAGCAATGCATGGGAGTTCTTAAAATCAATGGTATTAAGCATTATTGCAAATATCGTATCTGGAGCGCAATCTGCTTGGGATAGCATGATTAATTCAGTAAGCAATCTCGTAAGTATTGTTACCGGAATTTTTAACGGTTTATGGAACATTGATTTGGTCGGAGCTGGTCGTGCAATCATGGACGGTTTTTTAAATGGTTTAAAATCAGCATGGGGAGCAGTTACTGATTTTGTCGGAGGTATCGCAAGTTGGATTGCAAATCACAAAGGACCTATTGAGTACGATAGAAAATTATTAATTCCAGCTGGTAAAGCTATCATGGAAAGTTTAGATGAAGGTTTGACTAACAAATTCGAAACTGTGAAAGATACCGTAAGTGGAATGGCTAGTGAAATTAATGATGTATTTAATAATGATATTAATGATTTTGACATGGGCGCTACTGTATCAAAAGATTTTAAAATTGAAGACATGAGTACGACTGATGTAGCCTTAAACAACAATAATGTAGAAGTTATCAATGCATTAGAATTTGTACAAGAATTGCTAAAAGGAATTTTAGCAAAAGACAACAATACGTATCTGGACGGAGAAGTATTAGCAAAAAATTCTTATGATAGACAAATGAGTTTCATTCAAAGGGAGGGGATTTAATAGATGATTAAAATTAATGATGTTATTTTATCTCCTGCCGATTTCGTGTTAGTTGATGGGGGCGAAATTCAAGTAGCTAAAAAAAGAGTGACTGAAAACACTGCTATTTATGGCGCTAATGGGAATTATGTCGTTCATAATGGAGCATTTGAAAGTCAAGAACGCACCTTAAAATTTTCAGTTTTAAATTTTGAAAAAGTCATGGAGTTAAGCAATCTGTTTACAGATTTTGAAAATACAATCGAGTTTGATTATTTAAAAAACTCAAAATACTATGCAGATTTGGTAGAAATTACGTATCAAAAACAAGGTATTGAACGTTGGTTTGTCAATATTCAATTACGATTTAATCCTTTTAGATATACAGCTGATGAAGCTATTATAACACTCGGCTCAAGTGGCAGTATCAACAATATTGGAAATGTATTTTCTGAACCGGAAATCGAAATTGAAGGGAATGGAGAAGTCAGTTTAACAATCGGAACACAAATCATGCGATTGAGATTAGACACAAAAGCGTATATCGATTGTCGACACATGAAACAAAATGTGTATGACAAAAACAGAACTTTAAAAAATTCTATTCGTTTGAGTGGTGGATTTTTTGAAATTCAAACTGGTATTAATGGGGTTGCAACTCAAGGTAATGTAACCAAAATCAAAGTGAAAGGGAATTGGAGGTGGAGAGTATGATTTATTTAAAAGAGGGGAAAACTCCACTTAATCTTGCTTATAATGACGATATTGTTCATGAGGGCAATGATAAGTATCAATTATCTTTTAAAATTCCAACAAACAATTCGATTTGGGAAGATTTAACGGAAGAAACATTGCTTTTGGCTGATGATTTGCACGGCGAGCAAGAATTCATCATTTTTGAAATCGTCAAAAATCATGGCTACATTACTGTATACGCTAATCAAGTAGCTACTTTATTGAACAATTATTCAATCACTGAATTGAGCGTAAAAAATGCTAGCGGAGATAGAGTAATGAATGCACTTGTTAGTAGCATTAGAAGAGATCATACTTTCACTTTCTATTCTGATGTGGCGAATACGCATAGTATTAATTTAAAGAATACTACTGTAGCCAATGCCCTTTTTAAAGGAAAGCATTCGATTTTAGGGCAGTGGGGCGGAGATTTAATTAGAGATAAGTACTCAATTAAATTGTTAAACAACGGCGGAAGTAATAAAGAAGTATTGTTCATGTATAAGAAAAATTTGAAATCTTATCATCAAAAGAAATCAATTAAAGATTTAAGAACAAGAATTCACTTTACCAAAACCATTGCTGCTCAACAAGAGGGCGAGAAAGATAGAGTAATTGCAGTTACTGTAGATAGTCCATTAATTAATAAATATAAAAATATTTATGAAGATAATTTGGAAGTGACTACTCAAGATGTGATTGATGAAACCAGTTTAAGAAAATATGGAGAAAACTATTTTAGAACGACTTTATGTGACGTTTTAGAAGAAAGTATTGAGATTGATGTTATTGGAAATCCTGAAGAAAAAATTGGAATTTTTGATACAGTAACTATTTTTCATGAGAAATTTAATCTTGATGTAAAAAAGAAAATCACGAAATATACGTATTCTCCAATGGGCAAAAAACTCAAAACAATTGGCTTTGGGAAAATACAATCAAATTTAGGTAGTACATTATCAAGTCTGGTTGATGAGGCAGTATCTGAACAAGTTGAAAGTCAATTAGATGCCTTTAAAATTCAAAAGAATTTAGCTGAATTATTAAAATCAGATAGAAAAACAATTGAAGATAAATTGGCAGATTTGGAAGAAAAATCCAAGAGTGCAGTAGAAGTTAAAAAAGCATTGTTTGAAGCTGACGGCACTATTCCAGAAATTGTAAGAACAAAAATTTTAGATGCAGTTGAAGCTGATATTTCAAGATTAAAAACTATCATCACTGAAGCAGAAATGATTAAAGCAATTCAAGCTCAATTAAATTATGCAGAAATTAAAAATGCTTTGATTGATAAAGCCTTTATTAATCAAATTATATCTGATGAGAAGTTTACGCAACAGTTCGAAGACGGCGAAGTTAATACTCAAAATATCTTTACAAAATTAAAAGATAGTATCAAGTCGAACATTTCAAAAGAATTTGTGACAAAAGAAGGTGTAAAACAACTTGTCAACGATTTGAAAATTGATGCTGAAGGCATCAGGCAAATTACGCAAGAAGAAAGCTCAAAAGTATTTGAGAAAAAGAAAGCTGAATTAAAAGGTGCTAACTCTTACATCCATAAAAAATACAGTGATTATCCAGATGGACGTAACATGAGTGACAACTCAACACTTACGTATATAGGTATTTATACAGGTGACAAACAACAAGAACCTACTAACGCTAGTGAGTATTCATGGACTAAGCTTAAGTCAGACGGTAAGCTGTATAAGGGTTATTCTAATAGCTTAAACGGGCTTGATTTTACACTAGTTGAAATAGATGAAGATGCTAAGTTATTCGCTAAAAATAGACCACGTATTAATATTGTTAATGACAATGATATTAGCGATATATGGCAAGCCAGCATGTTTTTAAGTTTTAAACCTAACACTACATATACTCTGACAGCACGAGCTAAAGGAAATAGTAATAAGTTGTGGGCTTATTTTAGAAATAATAAGACTAGTGAAGAATACAGCTGGGGTCAGTTAGAGTTCAGAGGATTAGAAACTAAGTCAATCACATTCACAACAACAAATGATGTTGAGGATGTGCTATTTCAGTTTGTGTTAGTACCAGAGGATGAAGACTGGACAGGAATTCAGGTTGACTGGTTCGCGATTTATGAAGGCGATAAACGATATACTGATTATCCGACAAATGAACCAGCACAGTATCACAAATACCGTTATTTTGGATATGTTTTTAAAGAAAACACACCAGTAGCAAGTGATTTTGAATGGTTTGACTTACAACAAAAATCAATCACCAGTGACAAATATACTCACATTGTGTATTCGGATAATGCTGATGGAACTAATTTTGGTAGTGCACCTAAGACATATATGGGAGTTGCAAGGACTACATCTCCAACACAACCAACAAATAAGACGGCTTATAAGTGGTTTAAAGTTACAGGTGAAGATGGACATACCTTAACAGCAGATTTACGTTTTGAAGGTCGATATATAGATTCAATTACAACTGATGTAAAAGCTTATTTGGAAGTTTTCTACGACGGACAGAAGGTTAACAATGGATTTGATGTTAAACTAAAAGAAAAAGGTGGCACAAGAACTGACTGGAGTGGTTTTTGGAACTCTAATGTAAATGATGGACTTCTTTTAATAAATAATAACTGGGAAAACGGTAACCAAAACGGACAACCGCTTGAACTAATAGCATTAGTAACTTATAAAGGTTTAACTGCAGTTGCTAATGCCCGACTAGAAAATATTCCAGATGTTGCAGAAATCAAAGAAACCATTCGAAAGTACAAAACATTTGATAGCACATTAGATCGATTTAATTCTACAATTGGCGAAGTGAAAGAACAAGTACTATCAAATGAAGATAAACGCAATCTAATTTTAGGCAGTCGTATGTTGTCCAGTGGTGATTATTCAAAAATCGGAAATATCATTACGTTAAGAAATTACGTCGATTACGAGGGCATGAATTGTTTAGCTCTAAATGTCTCTGGACAATCCTCAAAAATTTGGAATGGGGTTGGGTTTGATTTGTCAATTCCACGCATGAATCAAGGAGACAAATTCTCTCTTAGATTGCCAATTTTCATTAACAATCATCAAAGACCAGATGACGGAGTTTTTGTAGCTATTAAAAATCATGATACCGGTGAATTTATTTGGCGAGAACGATTAGACAACGACAATGCTGCATTTGGTCATTGGAGCATCAAAGAATATCATTTTACGATTTCAAAAGATGTGGCATTAACCAAAAATTCTTTCATGATTTACCATAACAAAAATGGGCATATCTCGTTTGTAATGCCATTTTTATGTTACGGAGAGACCTTACCTAAAAAATATTCTCCAGCTCCAGAAGATGTTAATTTACAAAACAGTAGAATCGAAACCTCCATTAAACAAACAAAAGACCAAATCGACTTGAAAGTTTCAAAAGATAATGTCATTGCATCAATTAACGCAAGTGTTGAACGAACAGGAAATGGCAATCAAGGTGTTGTCAAAATCAAGGCTGATAAAGTTGACATTTCTGGTGTTTTGAGTGCTTACGCTGGAAATATCGGAGGTTTCAGAATTGGTCCGATTGGTAAATATTCCGGAAAATATATTACTGGAGATAATCAATTTTCAGTCGGAATGAGTAATGGGAACACAAAATCACCCGGTGGCGCAGCGTTGTGGGTGAATTGGGGAAAAGATTGGAACAAGTTTCCAGCAACAGGTTGGGTCGTAGAACACAATGGCAAAATGCATGCTTACAATGGAGCATCTTTCAAAAATGGTGTGTCAGTCACTGGTCCGATGTATGTGGAAGTAAATGGCGGTGAGTTTTACTACAAAGGAAACAAATTAAGTGATTTGTTGAATCAAAAAATGAACGTGAGTAATGTTCAATACGTCGAACGAAAACAAGATGCTTCTGGGCCTTACGTAGTTTTTTACAGTACGGCTGGCAATACATTTGTTCGTACAAGCAACTGGTCAGATAGAAGATTGAAAAGTAATATTGCAGAAACAAAAGTAGATGCACTAGATGCAATCAACAAATTAAATATATACGAATACGATTTTAAAAAGGATGATACAGAATACCACAAGGCGATTGGTTTAATTGCTCAAGAAATTGGAGAGCATTTACCAGATGCACATGAGAAATTTGAGGGTATTGAAACGTATAATCCTTTTTTCTTTATCCCGTATTTGGTGAAATCCATTCAACAATTATCTGCAGAAAACGAGAAATTAAACCAAAAATTAGAAGAATTGGAGGGGAAAATAAATGGCAAATTATAAGAAGAATTATGCAAGAGCTACTTATGATTCTGAAGGACGAGTGCTGACAACCGTTGTCAGCATTTTTAGTACAACGAGTGGAACAATCCTTGAAGTTACTTTGCAAGGAGATTTTACGAACAAAGCGGAAGATGAGATTGTTCATGAAGCATTAGAACAATTTTATCAAGATACTTATCCTAATCGAGCAGAAAACGAGAAATTCCAAAAAATGGAAAAAGTATTGAAAGAATCGAATGAAGCTTTAGATACGACAAGAAAAACGTTAGCTCAAAGTGTTGTGAAAGAATTTGAGTATGATACGAATTTTAAAGATATTGATTCAAAATTAGAATTTTTAGCAAAACATTTTAATCTGGCTTATCCGGAAGTAGAAGACGAGGAGGAAGATGATCATGAGAAAGAAACAACAAAACCAGAAAATTCTCAACCTGTTCCAACGGCTCCACTTGTCTAGCACAATATTCTTTGAGATTTTGAAAGGAGGTGACAACATGATGGTTCGTTACTTAGCATTAACGATTCTTGATGGTCTAATGAGTTTAGACGAAATCAAGAACAAAAAATTACGTCGTTTAGTTAAAGCAGAGCTTGATAAAATGGGCGTAGGTGAGTTAGCAGAAGAAGCTAATAAATAGTAAAAATAAGCTGTCGTTTAAAAAGCGGCAGCTTATTTTTTTAATCAAGGAAGTGAAAGAGATGAGTGAGAATGTTTTAATAACGCTAATTCCGGCATTATCGGCAATTTTAACAGTTTGGATACAAACCAGTCGCAAGAGAGAAGTAGATGATATTAATTCTAAAATTAATCATATTCAATCTGTCGTTAACGAGATTACCGAAATTGGGAAGAAGAATAATGCCGACATTAAGAAATTAGGCGACGGAATTTTAATTATCGAACGATACAGGCTTGAAGCTGATTTAAAAGCAGCGTTAGCTCGAGGATATACAACAAACGAAGAAATTCGCAGATTATCGGAACTATATGGTTCATATAGTGGATTTAATGGCAATGGATACATTAGCCCATTATACGAACGATTTTTACAATTACCAATTAGAGGAGAGTAAAGAAAATGAATGAATTAAATCAAGTGTTTATGAATGGTGCAATCAGTATTTTAGTGGCATTAGTAGGATTAGCTTTTTCAGAATTACGAAAATTTTTACAAACAAAAATTGATGAAATCAAATTAAAATCTGATGCAAAGAATTATGAATTAGCAAAAGCAATTGCGACAAATGTAGTACATGCAGTAGAGCAAATTTTCAAAGATGTCGAAGGGGCAGATAAATTTAAAGCAGCTAGCGAGAGATTAACGGCTGAATTGAATAAAGCCGGAATTTATGTAGATGAGGCAACTCAAAAAGTATTAATTGAATCTGTTGTAAATGGATTTAATCAATTAAAAAATATTGAACAATAATTCCTTTTAAAATTGAGAAAGGAGGGATAGCATGAAGAAAATCATTAAACGAAATATCCGAATTTCAACAAGAACAAGAGATTTTGTCGATTATGTGAATCACGAGTTTTACTCGCATGATAAACATAATGCTTTCTTTGAATTCACTATGGAACGACTGCCGACTGAAAATATTATCGGATTGTTCTATTTTCAAAAGACAAAACGTTATCTTGAAAAACGAGCTACTGTTGAGGGTAATACATTTACCATTGAATTTGATACAAATCTAATCACGACTGATGAAACAGTTATCGGCTTTATCTATTTTGAAAAAGTGGTTCAATCTGCAGATGTACACCAGTTTAGCTTTGGGGTAAAAGTTTCTGAAATTGACAAAATGCAAGATGTTCCAATTCAAGAAGAAACCACAAAACGAATTGTTTCATTAGAAGATATTGTAACAAAAGCAGAATTAAAAGAATTGTTCAAAAATATTGAACGAACTGGTGGCAGTACACCAATCGACACTTCAAACTTTGCGACAAAGAAAGATTTGGAAGATTTACGCAACAATCAACCAGTGGTTGACACTTCAAATTTTGTAACTAATGCAAAAGTTGAAGAGGTGGAAAACCGAGTGTTAGCATTAGAAACTAAAGAAGACAAAGACACCATCTATAATGATGAAGATGTCAAACGTAGAATTTCTCAATTAGAAAGCAAAACGGATAACTTCATTTCTAGCGTATCAGTAAACAAAGAAGGTAACAATGTTACGTTGACTTACAATTATGTAGATGGGCAATCTAAAAACGTTTCATTTACAGACTCAGATACGATTAATGTTGCTTATGACGATAGCGCATTAGTCGAACGCTTGAAGACTTTGGAAAATCGTCCGCAAGTTGATTTAACAAAACTAGTCAACAAAGATGAACTACCGAATTTAATACAACACCAATCGTTAGAAGAATATGCCAAGAAGACGGAAATACCACATATTAATACTGAAAATTTTGCTACTAAGCAGGATTTAGATGAAATCAGAGGTAGTCAACCAACGGTTGGCAACCATGATTTTGCAACTACAGAATCTGTTACGGCAGTTTCTAAGAATGTGGAAGAACAAGCTAAAAAAATCACGGCTTTAGAAACCAAAGCCGGTTACGAAATCCACGGCACTGGAATGCCAAATGGGCAAGTTGAAGCTCCAATTGGCACAACTTACGTTGATACTGCAGTAACGAATGGGGCATTAAAATGGATTAAGCAAAATGGAACTGGTAATACGGGTTGGAAAGTTTTAATTGGAGATACTGGGTGGCGAACACTGAACAGTGTTTCTAAATTAGGAAACTCATTTATTAAAATACGAAGGGTTAACAATCTTGTGACTTATAACTTTGGAGGTTTACAGTGGGGTTGGTTTGGAATCGTGAGAAGAAATGGACCAGGTTTTGTTCGGCACAATAGTACTGGTGACAGAGGGGCTAAAGTGCTTGGTCCAGGCTCTATTCTAGAAGGATTTAGAAGTGAAAGTTCATTGGTCGGAGGTATCTATAGTGACTCGGGTAAGCCGTACGGCATTTGGTATTTGGGTGGGAAGAGTGACTCAAATTACATTCAATTTTCCTTTAATGACCCTATACCAACCGACAGAGATATCGGAGATATTCGAGTAAGTGCAATTAGCTATATTACAGATGAAGATTGGCCTGTAACTTTACCACAAAAATAATAGAGATTTAGGAGGAAATTAAAATGGATATTGATACAAGTAGATTTAGAGAAGGATTACCACAAATTGGAGTACAACCATACAGGCAAGTGCATGCACATTCAACTGGAAACAAAAATTCAACAGCTCAAAATGAGGCAGATTACCACTTAAGACGACCAGTAAAATCTGGGTTCTTCTCTCATGTAGTAGGTAATGGGCGAGTGATGCAAGTTGGACCTGTAAACCAAGGGGCTGCTGACGTGGGTGGCGGTTGGAATGCTGAAACGTATGCTGCAGTTGAATTAATCGAAAGTCATTCGACTTCAGAAGAATTTATGGAAGATTATCGTTTATACATTGAATTGTTAAGAGATTTGGCTGATGAAGCAGGATTGCCTAAAACTCTTGATAGTGATGAGTTGGAGGGTATTAAAACTCACTACTATTGTACGTACAATCAACCGGAAAATTTTAGCGATCATGTAGATCCATACCCATATCTTGAAAGTTGGGGCATTAGTCGAGAACAATTTAAATATGATATTGAACATGGTTTCCAACGCAAAGCTGGTTGGAATAAAAATTCCGTCGGTTGGTGGTATGTAAATGATGACGGAAGCTACCCAACAAGCAAATGGCAAAAAATCAATGATGTCTGGTACTATTTTGACGAAAAAGGCTATATGAAATCCGAAACTTGGCAAAAACACAACGGGTATTGGTACTATCTATTGCCTAATGGCTCAATGGCAACTGGTTGGGTGCTTATTGCCAATAAATGGTACTACTTCAATCCTGACGGCACAATGTTCGAGGGCTGGTTGAAATACAAAGATAAATACTACTATCTAAAAGCTGAAAGTGGAGATATGGTATCTAAAGAATGCCGCAATATCAATGGTGTATGGTACTATTTTAATGGAAATGGTGAAATGCTAGAAAAAGCGAACATTACGGTTGACGAAACTGGTGCAGTACATTTTGAATAATTAAACAATTTCCCCTATTCACAATTGTGAATGGGGGACTTTTTTTGTATAATCAAAGCAAAGGGGTGTTTTGTATGGAAGTGGATCATAAAGAATTTTTGGAGAGTCAACTTGCAATGTCAAAAATGATTATGACAGATTTGAAAAATTTAGGTGAAGATGAACCAGTATTTGCAATTAAGCTAGATATTGACGATATTGGGAAAAATTTAATCGTTAATTATTGGTATGCTAAGGATCCAGAGATTGACGACTACTTTCCAGAAGATGCAAATGAATTGATTGAAGAGCATGAAGAAATGCTAGAAAAATTAGATGAATTAACTAAACAAAAACCAGAATCTGTGGTTGCTATGACGTTGTTGGAACTATTAAACGAACTGACAAATCAGTTAGAATTATATAGAATCAGAATTGTTGATTAACCCTACTATATATAGTAGGGTTTTATTTTTTTGATTTTTTTCAACTTTTTTAAAAAAGTAGTTGACTTACACCCATGTATAATGTATTATATACATGTAAGGTTAATGAAACGAAAAAGAAAAGAGGAAATTACAATGCAAACATTAACAATCAACAACAAAGAAGTACAAGTATCAGAAGAAACAATCAACCAATTCAAATTTTATAACAATAATGTTCATATTTTAGGTGAATTAGAAGCTAATAACCGTTATGAAATGTTCTTAAAGAGATTAGCATCAGACAACGAAATTCAACCAAAAGAATTTTATAAAGTATGGTCTTTAGTAGGAATTTCTGCAAATGAATTAAATGAAATTTTTGAAGAATTATAAAATAGAAAAGAGGAAACAACAATGATTACATACAACAATTTAACCCCATTAATTTTAGAAAATGTGAATAAATATTATACTTACGAACAAGATTTTTATAGAAAACGAGGTATTAAATTCCCTCCCAATAATTGGATGAAATTTAAAAATGGTGATACACCACTTGAAACTATGAGATCATTACGAGTATCTGAAATGATGAACGATCTATTCACGCCGTATGAGCAAATGTTAATTACATTAGCTCAAACGGAATACTATATCTCTAATATCAAAATGGAAATGAATTTTTTAACATTTTTCAATGTTTATAAAAAACGAGAATTAAACAAATGGTTAACAGACCAACCAGAAAAAGTTGTTGGGGAAATTAGTTGGCATTATGATGCCGACGGGAATCAAGAAAAACGATTTTTAAAAATTTCTATTGACGGCACAAAAATGGAAATGAAATTTATTTCTACAAAAAATGAAGAAATTCCAGCCGGAAGACTAAATCGTTTAGAATGGATAAAAAATAATGTCGAATTTTTAAAATAAATTTGCAAAAACTCTTGACTTACATACATGTATAATGTATTATATACATGTAAGGTAAATAAAACAAAAGAAAAGAGGAAATTACAATGATCATCAACAGACAACATGCAAACGGAACAATTTTAGAAGCAATCAAAACTTTAGAAGAATTAACTCAAGAAGAATTAGACTTCTTCCGAGTTCCAGCTACTCATAAAATTACTGATTTTGCTACATTCAGAGTGGACAGAAATAAAGCTGGTAAAATTACTCGTATTGCACACAAATCATATACTGAAGAATACAAAGCAAATAGAAACAATGTTGATTTAGTGGACATGTTTAAGAATGTTGAAAAAGCAATCAAAACTAAAAATGTAGATGCTGATTTTGCTAGAGCTGCAGCTTTAAAATCTGTATTATAAACAATAATTTCCAATCTTAAACATAAAAAAGAATGTGAACAGACAAAAAAGCACTTTTAGAAAAGTTGGAAATTTGTGGGCAATTTGTGGGCAAAGTAGCTTAAAACATTGATATAACAATCATTTATAAACTGGCCGCCGGTATTTTTAGTACAAAGTAGAAGCTCAAAGTACTTTGTTGAAAAAGCTAGAAACGTTGATTTAAAAATGTTTCTAGCTATTTTTGTATTTTTAAGAAACTCATAAAATATGATAAAAAATAAAATTTTTGTGGGCAATTTGTGGGCAAATTATAGTGCATTTTTATCTACAAAGTTTGTGAATTTAGTGAACAGATAATATTTGAGAGTGTATCGTTTTCTGATTGCTCCAATTCGTCAATGATATGAGAATAAGTATTCAATGTTGTATAAATATCTGCATGCCCAGCTCTTCTTGAAACATACTTAATATTGACTTTCTTATAGAGTAGTAGAGAGATATGAGAGTGCCTCAAGTGGTGATGAGTGATACTCGTTATTCCTAATTCTTCAGCATAATGTTTCAACCTTTTATTAACAGCCGTGTTGCTAATTGGTTGACCGTATCCATTTATAAAAATTAATTTGTTTTTGTGTACGATCCTATTAGATAATTGATACTTAACTAACTGCTTAATAACCTTTCTTGTCAATTCATCTACTATAATCGTTCTATTAGATGCCTCGTTTTTGGTTGGAGAAAACTCAAAGTTTATTTGATAATCCCACGTTCGATTAATAACCATCTTACTAAAATTCTCTTTAAACGAATCTGTCCCTAAACCAATCAACTCTCCAAAACGTAATCCACAAGTCAACGATACTAAAATAGCGTAATCTGATATTATATAACTATCACCACGATTAATATTCTCCACAACAGCCTCAAGCAGAATTTTCTGTTCTGCCTCGTTTAAATACTTAACACGTTCTTTCTTTTTGTGTGTATCATTCCCTTTTACAATTACATCTTCTGCTGGACTATATCTTATATAACCTTTCTTAACAGCACGTTTTAACGCTTGTTTAAAATGGGTATGTGCTTTCTCAACTGTTTCTTTTGCTCTAGTGCTACCATAATCATTCAAGAATTTTTGATAAACTTCTTCTGTAATATCCTTAATTCTCAATTTCTTAAAATAGTCATGAGCTACTTTAATTGAAATTCTGTAATTCTTTTGTGTTTTAGGTGCTAGATTAGACTCTTTATACAAGTAATACCATTGTTCAAAATAGTCAGCAAAAACTCTTAATCCACCATCTATTGAACCACCTTGAATTAATTCCGTTTCACGCATTGATGCAGCTATTTGTGCCTCTTTCTTTGTTCTGAATCCTGACTGCATTACTTCTTTAAAAGTACCGTCAATTTGTTTAGCTCTAAAGCGATATTCCCAGAAATCGCCACGTTTTCTAAATGAAGCCATTGTTATTCCTCCTTTATATAGAACGTATGTTCGGTTTTACTACAAATAAAAAGCCTTTACGGCTTTCTATTTTGCAAATGTTTTTTGTAATACTTTTTTATCATTAAAATTGTAAACTTGAATATCATATTCTTTTAAAGCATCAAGATTAGTTTGAGAAACATTTTTATATCCTTCTTCACTCAATATGATATTGAGCGTTTCATTTCCATCATAATCAATTCTTCTTTTATCAACAGTATCTAACCAACTAACTAAAGTATTATTGACTTGTTGCTTATCTAATTGATTATGTACTTTTACTAATTTTGTTCCTGAATCATTTAAAAATACAAAATCTATTTTGTGGTTTAACTTAGATTTTCCTTCTACTGAAAAATCTTGGAAATAACTATATTGATCTTTATTTTCTGAAAAATAAGTTTTAACATCTTCAAGGAAAAAGTTTTGTACTCGTTTCTTAGAAACTAATATAAAATCATATAAATTAATGAGTAATTGAGTCATGTCGTGAATTGCTTGAGATAAGTTTTTTTTATCAACATTCTTTTGAATATTTTCATTAATTAATGAAAACCCAGAATAATTTAAATATGATTGTAAAATCTGATGTCTACTAGAACGTTTTTCCATTAAGTCTAATCCGTAATTTTTTAAATTCCAAATGGTAAAGCCATGATCAGTAACTGTAAAATAATTATCGTGTTGAACGATTACAAATGAAATTCCATCGCCAAATGAATCAATGAACGGAGTTACTACTTCTAAACTATTTGACTTTGATTCTATAAATTTAGTATTTTCTGATATGAAATTAAAATAATCTGTTCTAATTTGTTTCACGTCCATAACGATTCCTCCTTTGCATTATTTTACAATAAACTATCTTGAATGGAAATCTTTAAATCATCATTTTTTAAAATATTTGCAAATTTTACTACATCTTCAAATAGTTCTAAAAAATCAGAAGTGTTTCTAATAGTATCTTTAAACGGAAGAGGGAATGCCTTCATGTATGTCTTTCCATCTCCTTTTGCATCGAATTCTTCTTCAGAAAAGATATTAATTCTATTCCCTTGAATTCTTGTTCCATCAGCATTTTTATGAAAACTGTTATTAATATTGATTCTAAATAAACAATAGTTATATTTACATTCAATAAAATTAATCACTTTGTTTTCTGGAGAAAATTTATAAATCAATCTAAATTCTCCATTCTTTACACCGCCAATTCCATGCAATAATAGTTCTCCTTGGTCGTATTCTTTAAGTTGAATATTATATTTTTTAAGTGTTTGTTTAAACATCTTTATTAATCTGTTTGCATCTTCATCTGTTAAAAATAGTTCCATACATATTCCTCCTTTCCAACTATTTGGAAATTCCTAATAGTTAAAATACAACTGTTCCAACGTATTTGAAGTTGTCTGTATCTGTTACTGTTATGTCTTGATATTTCTTGTTTAGTGAAACTAGCTTGATTGAATCATCTGTAATGTATAGCTTCTTAAGATAGGCTTCACCATTGACGATTACTGCGCCAATTGTACCGTTTCTGAATTCAGTTTCACGCTTGATGAATACATAATCTCCATTGTGGAAGGTTGGCTCCATTGAATCGCCATTGACCTTCAAGCAGAAGTCTGTAGAAGCAGGAACCATATCCGCTCCAAAACTAATTGTTTCTACCTGCTCATCATCTAAGTACAAACCAGTACCTGCAGATACACTGCCGTAAAACTTCACTTCATACCATTCTGTTTCTTCTTGAATGTAATCACTCATGTTGACTACATTGTTTTGTTCATCCAATTGTTGTTCAGCATAATTGTATACATTTTTCTTACGTTCTTTAACTAACTTGTTGTAAATATCTAAAATATCATCCGTACTTTCGTTGATCCCCAATATATATTCAGAAGGAACTCCTAATACTTCAGCAAATTTATAAACTTTATTAATCGGAAACTCTCTACTCTTATTAAAATACCTAGATAATGAAGATTTATGAAATCCTAATCTTCTAGCAAATTCACTTAAAGACCAATTTTTTTCCGTATATAGAGAAACTATAATATCAACGATTTCAGAATTACTTCTCATATAAAAACCTCCTCCAGATTTCTTTGTGATTTTATTATATCACTTTTTGTTCCCAAAGAGAAACAATTTTACAAAAAAATAACTTTTAGTGTTGACAATCGGGAACGATGTTGTTATAATTTGTTCAGAGTTAAGTCATGATGTACTTAAAACATTGATAATATAGAAAGGAGGATATGAAAAATTGTCACAACTATTTTTTAATCCACATAGATTAAAAGCCGAACGTATTGCTAGAAACCTTTCTCAAGAGGAAGTAGCTACTAAACTAGGTAAAAAAAGAGCGTGGTTAGCTAAAAGAGAAAACGGAATAGTTAATGTTGGAGTAGATGAATTAACAAAAATAGCATCTATTTTAAAAATTGATGATTTAGGAATTTTTTTTAGCAAAAACGTTCCCGAAAAGCAACTTTTGTAAAGGAGGTGAGAGCATGACAGATAGAGAAATGTTATTGAATCTAGGTTCGGAGTTATATTCACAAATTACTGAAAATCTAAAGGAAAAAGGTTTAACCGAAGAAGCATTGAACGCTATTAATACTTTACTAAAAATATTTGAGCTTGTTTGTTACTGCTAACCCTTAGAAATCTTAATGAGATTATTAATTTTTTTGAATGGTAAACATTAGAATTAGAAGTCTTTTTATTCACTACGCTTTTTGATAGTGAATAAAAAGACTCTAGCCGTGAAGCTAGAGTAAAAAAATTACTTCTATTTAGAAAAAGAATCAGTAGTTGGGAAATTTGGAGATTTATGTTTTGAGATACGTTTTTTAATTTCCCAATATAAATCTTTTAACTCTTCTGGAGAATTAAATTTATCAAAATTCTTTTCCAAGTAAAGCAATGCTAATTTTTCAACAATAGAGTTACTAGAGTCACTCATAGTTACACCTCCTTTCAGCTACATTATAGGCTTGAAAGAGGTTTACAACAATATGAAAGAGAGAAATAAGAATATGAAAAAGAAGTCAAAAATCAACCACTCATTAGTTATAGGCAACAGCAAAATGACTTTAACTAAAAAAGGAATAAAAATTCAATCTCCTAAAGTCCTTATCAAAGGAGATGTGATTAAAACAGGCAATATATCAGCAAAGGAGATTTAGAAATGAAACTGGAAGTAAAGATTAATGTCAAAGGACTTGAAGAATTTAAAAAGCTTCTTGATTCAGCCACAAAACAAGTGGTCGAACTTGAAGAAACTCTGGGCAGGATTTCTCAATCTGAAATTAGAATTGATTATGAAGCCATTCTGCAAAAGCGTGATTAAACATTAATGAAAAACAAAGGAGGTAATTTCATGCAAGCAACATTAACGATTTCATCTTTCAATCATATCATCGTTGATGAATCAACTGGAGAACGTTGGAAGATGATTCCAGAGGAAGAATTTAAAGATTTGAATCGATTACGAGAATTAGGAAATACAGGAAACATGAAGTGGTTCTTATCCAAAGTTGATATGACAGAAAATACTGCTAAAGAGAAAATCTTGTATCCTTTCAGACAAGAATTAGAACGTATGGTGTTTTTCCCAGAGAAAAAAGGTCAGCCTTGGAAGTTCAAAAAAACGGCAATTTCTGAATGGTTGGAAGAAAACTGGGAGAAATATAAATAAGGAGGTATCGAATGGAATTGGAAAAAGTAAAAAGTTTTGCGATTTTAATTTTAACAATATCACTAATTTCATCGTATTTTATGATTTATCAATTGTTGGCCAACAACAAAAAATTACAACACCAAGTGAACGATCTTGAGATTGTGATACGAGTAAATGAGATTATTAAACGTACAGGGAAAAATGGAGGTTAAGACATGGATATTTCAAAAGATGAACTTTATCAAATTGCAAAAGAATCTGTCGAAAAGAAAACAGAACCAATTTCTGGCATGTTCGGTTGTATTGTCGTTGTAGCATTTTGCTCAATATTTGTAGGTGTTATTTTCTTAAATTTACGACTGATTTTGGGTTCGATTTTAGCAATTGTATTAATTAGACAATTAAATAAAATCTTTGAAAAAAGTAAGAAAAAAATCATTGAAAAAGTGGTGGAAGAATATGACTAGACGAGAATATAGAAAATATAAACTAAACAATTTCAATAAATGGTTTTTAATACGATTTGCACAAATTTTTGGTTATTTTACAGCGTGTGTAGTAATAGCCTTGTTATGGATTTACATCTTGATTGGCGCTTCTAATCAGCATTATGAGAAAGTTCAATTAATTAAAACAGAGCAATACGCAGGAGAAAGATAATGAATTACGAGACATTGAAGAATAACATCAATAAATCTTTAGATAATTACGAAAAAACAAACGATGAGGAACATTTGGCAGATATCGTAAGAACGTTAAATGCTTATGGATATCCATTGAAAAGGAGTGTTGTACATGAAACTGTTGTGTCAGATGAATATTTTCGATGAAAATTTGGACGATTTGGTAGATGACAAGGGAAATACTATAGGGACTATCAAAAACACGGAGAGTGGCGTTTTTTTGGAAATTAAGGGCATATTAAGATTTGTCACTAAATTCAAAACACACGCAGAAGCATTAGCAATTGCCAATGAATTGATGGAATAAAAAAAGACGGTTTAAAAAACCGCCTCAACGCACTTAAATTATAACAAAATATAGGGGAGATTACAATGAATAATTTATTAATTAGTGAACCACCTCTCCAAGTACTGCCTACATTAGCAGTAAAAATTGGTTTAAATGGAGCTTTATTTTTACAACAATTACACTATTGGATTTTGAGAAGTAACAACGTTAAAGAAAATACCGTTTGGGTGTATAAGTCATTGGACGAATGGATAGAAGAAGATTTTCCTTTTATGTCGAGAAGTACTTTAAAGAGAACCATTAGCGATTTAAAAAAAGCAGATTTAATTATCACAAAAACATTTAACAAAATGAAAATCGATAAAACAAATTGGTACACAATCAATTATCAGAAACTTGAATCGATGAGCCCACCATGGGTTCAAAATGAGCCATCGACAGGTTCAAAATGGTCTCATGCATTGGCTCAAAATGAACCTACCAATAACCAGAGAATACACAGAGAGTATATATATAGTCCTGATACTTTAATTGACGACAGTTCAGAGGAGAAACCGAAACAGGTTGTAATGACTGATGAACATAAAATCGTGATTGATTATCTTAATCAAAAGGCAGGTACTAGATACGAATACAACTCAACTAAAACAATTACGTTATTAAATACATTGTTCAGAAAAGGTTATTCTGTAGAGGATATCAAGAAAGTTATTGATATTAAATGTCATGAGTGGCTACCTCAAGAAGCAATGAGGATGTACTTAAGACCTCGAACGTTATTTAGTAATAAGTTTGAAGATTACTTGAATCAAGAAGTCAAACCTCAAGTAGCTACAACTAAGACTAAGAAAACTCAAAGTTACGAGGATTTCATGTTGAAAACTTACGGAGAGAATTGGAGAGCGATGGTAGATGAATCAACTTGAGATGAATAGGCAACAGGATCTTGAAGAAATGATTATAACAATCGCACTTCATGATTTTGATAACATCAACAAAGTTTTTATTAAGCCTGATTGGTTTGAGAATAGACTGTTTAAAATCATCGTGAGTAAGCTACAAGATACGAGTATCAAGATTGACGGATTAATGGATTTGTACGCTAGAACTCAAGCTGAAATTAAAGATATGACATTTACTTATGACGATTTGTTGAATCTTGAAGCTAAGTACTCTACAACAGAAAATTTGTCGTATTTATCTAAAGAGCTGCATAGAAACAATTTAAGAAAAACATTGAATGAGTTAAAACAAGAACACAATTTCTTTCCAACTGCCGAATTAGAGCAGACAATGTTCGATATTCTAGCAGAGATGAATAAGATTGGCGCAAGTCGAGATGAAGGAAATCTACAAGAGGCTTTTGATTTGTTCGAGTATCGACTAGAACACGATGCACCTCAAGGAATCAAAACATTTTCTCAAATGGACAGCGCTTTAGGTGGCGGAATTCAAGCAGGTATGCTGATTACGATTGGTGCTAGACCAGCGGTAGGGAAATCAGCATTTGCGATTAATATCATTCAAAAATGTTTAGAACGAAACAAAGGTATGAGAGTCGACCTGTTCAGTCTTGAGATGCCAAAGCGTGAGATTTTAGCTAGGTTTTTATCACTGAATACTAGAATTCCATCATACTATTTCAAAAACATGAATCGACTACTTACACCAGTTGATAAAGAGTTAGTAAGAAGTGCTATTGAGTATTATCGTCAAGAAGATATTCAAGTGTATGACAAGGTTTCTGATATCAATCGAATTCTAGCGATTATCAAAGAACGTGCTTCGACAGCAAAGGAGAATGGATATATTGCTGTTATTGACTATGTTGGTTTGATAAAAGTTGCGAACTCTAAGAAAGACAGACGATTGCAAATCGAAGAGATAACTAGAGAATTAAAAGTTCTAGCAAACGAATATCAAATTCCGATTATCATACTTTCTCAATTATCTAGAGGAGTTGAAAGCAGACAAGATAAATCTCCTCAATTATCAGATTTGAGGGAATCAGGATCTATAGAACAAGATTCAAATGTAGTAGGATTTTTGACAAATGTTGAGACAGAACAAAATAACGAGGGTTATCAACGAATTGAATTCCAGATACGTAAAAATCGAGATGGAGAATTGATGGATTTGAAATTTAAATTCTACAAGAATCGAATGTTCTTTCAGGAGGTATTCGAATGAACGCTAGGGATTATTTGAAAATTATGCAAAGAGAAAAATTGGAAGAAAGTCAGGCGGTTATGCTGCCACTTGAAGAAGCTAAAAAAATTCAAAAGCAGATTAAGTCGCTTCAAGTATATCTTGATAGATCGATTGAAGTAGGCAGTACGTTACTGCTGGACTATTTGAAGAAATTGGAAGATGACAAAGATTTTTATATTAATTGCGCTTTGGAAATAGCTAGAGGAGAACGACAACTTGGCTTCAAAATATTAGAAACTGGTGACGCTGGAATTCTAGCGTTGTATGCAGCAAAAAGCAAAGATCCAGAAGGAATATTGTTTTACCAAAACTGGATTAATTTCGTTCAAGGAATAAGAGAATTAAAATTTGAAACCGAAAGGAGAAATAAATGAATACAGTAGCAGAGATTGGAAGATTGACAAAAGATGTGGAATTAAAATATACCCCCGCTGGTAAAATTTACGGGCGATTTACCTTAGCAGTGAATCGAAGATACAAAAATAGTAACGGAAATTACGATGCAGATTATTTTAATTGTGTTGTGTGGGGATTGACTGCAGAGAATTTAGCGAAATTTACAAAAAAAGGTTCGCTTATTGGAGTTTCAGGAATGTTGCAAAGTCGCAGTTATGAGAAAGATGGGCAGAGAGTTTATGTAACTGAAATTCTTGTTGAAAATTTTGATTTGCTAGAGAAAAAAGATAAAGGTTCTGAAGTTATTCCAGTATTTGAAACTGTGGATATTAAGGATGAAGATTTACCGTTCTAGAAGGAGAAAAGGATGAATTTTATTAAATTAACAGGTAGAGAATCCAAGACATCATTTTATGTAAGAATTGAAGCGATTTGTTCAATTTATTCAGATTATAAAGGAAGTGCAATGGTTGAATTAAGCAATGGTGATAGTTATTTGGTTTTAGAAAAACCTGAAAGAATCCTAGAAATGATTGATAATGCATCGTATGAAAGCAATAAGAAATAACAGGAGGAATTATGTACGTTATTGTTAGAAATGGATTGTTTTATAACTGTAAAAAGGTTTATAAGATGATGGATATTAGAGAGTATCCAAAAGTGGTTTATTTATACGAGAGATTAGTAAGAAACGCTGAATGGTTTGATTCTAAAATGGAAGCTAATAAAGTTTGTAAAGAAGTAAATGGTCAGAAAGTTATTCAATTATCTGAAGCAGTAAGACGAAGATTACTGCTAATTAAACGAAGTAGAAAAGGAGAATAAGAATGAGTGAGGAAATTACTAATTATGGTGATTTTATAAAACAAATCGATAGATTACGGGAATTACAAAGAATTAATGATATAAATCGTTATCGTTGGAAAAACGAGAATAACGATATGGTCAATCATCCACAACATTACAAAGGCATTTATGGTTTAGAAGTTATAGAAGTTATGAGAAACTTCATTTCAAAATATCAAAATGCTTATGTTGGGGCAATGATCTGCAACGTTTTGAAATATATTTTACGAGCGCCTTCAAAAGGAAAGCAATTGGAAGATTTAAAAAAAGCACGCAAACATCTTGATTTTGCAATCGAAGAATTGGAGAAGTTAAATGAAGTACAACAAGAAACTAAAGCGTAGTTTAGAGAAGACACCGAAATTTTCGCAAACGATGAAACGGTACAAGTCGAATAAGACAGTATCATTTCTGATGGCAGCAGTCTTAAAAGTTTTGAGAGATGAACATGGATTCGGAGGTGTGCGATTACAGAAATTCAGTACTGATGTTTTGAAACAGTTGGAAATGCAATCTGAAGGGTATGTTACTTACAAAGATATTTTAGATATGATTGCTGAAGAAACTGGTTTTGACGTAAGAGAGGAAGAAGCTGAATGAACATAGAACTTGAAGATATTTTCAGAACAGATATTTACGAATTGCAGATAGATGGAACGATTTGGCGACATATCAAAAACATTTATGATGATTTGGAATTAAACAAAATTAATCAAGGCAATTTGTTTCTTTCTATGGAAGATGCTGAACTAGAACGAGATAGAAGAAATTTACTGGCTAGGTTTTATAGATTTAGAAATTTAAAAAATAAATGGTGGACGCCTAATTGGAAAAAATGGGGAGAACCTAAATATTGTATTTATTGGAATGGCATAGAGCTATCTCCAAAATTATGTGATACGCATTTAGAGTTTAATATATTTGGATATTTCAAAAATCGTGACGATTGTTTAGCTGCAATTGGTGAGTTTGGTAATGAGATTATGAAATTATATGTGGAGGTAAAATAATGATTAATATAGTAGATGAATTACAAAATCAAATAGATAAATTACAGAAACAAATAGATAAATTACAAAAGAAAATAGAGGAATTACCAAAAGAAATTGAAAATGAAAAATACCTAGAAGTAAAATCTCCATTTGAAGAAGGTGAACATTTTTTTACAATAGAGATTAACGGAACTCCAGTAAATTACATTTGTGAAGGTCATGACTGGGAATTGAAAACGTGGCTGCAAGGAAATATTTTTAAGACAGAAGAAGAAGTGGAGTTAGAACGAGATAGAAGAATTTTATTGACGAAATTCAGACAATTCCGTGATAAATGTAACGGAGATTGGAAACCAGAAGTTTTTGAGTGTAAATATTTTATTACATATGATAGCTTTAAAAACGTATTAGAAAGTAGTTGGAACGATACGTGGGATAATTTTCATACATTCGGCGATTTTAAGCATGAACGTGATTGCTTACGTGCTATTGAGTTGTTTGGCGATGAGATTATTCGATTGTGGGTGGAGGAATGATTAAACAAGCATTGGAAAATTTAAGATCACTTGAAAGAAAATATAATTTCAAAAATCAAGGACAAGTAGCACCAACAGTAAATTGTGATTTGATAGAGAAATCCATTGATAAAAAATATCAAGATTTAGTAAATGTTATTTTAAAAGAATTACATCATAAAAAGAAGTGTTTACAACAAGGAATGTTTAGCACAAAGGAAGATTTAGATGAAATTAGTGGTGCGATAAAGCAACTGGAAACATTAGTTTGGTATATCAAAAATAATCAATATGAGGTGTAAAAATGTTAAAACCTACAAAACCAATAGAAACCTATGAAGAATACGGATTTAAGAAATGTAAAGGTGAATATGGAAAAAATAATTGCTATTACCTTTGTGTTAGTAAAGGTTGTGAAATGATTTTTATAAGCCCTGTCATGATAGATATATTATCATGGCGAGATGATGACCCAAGGATTCATAAAAATGCTAATTGCAAGTATAAAGATATAAGAACTGCATTAGATATTGTTTGTGAAATGGTGGAGTATGGTTTGGCAATGGTTGAATATTAAGAACAGATGATGATATCGACCCAACAATTGATTTGGAGGATGAGAAATGAACAAAGTTACAGTGTACACAAAGAAGAATTGTCCACAATGTATCATGACAAAACAATACATGGATGCATTGAATATCGAGTATGAAGCAATTGATACAACTGAAAATGAGGAAGCACGAGCATACATTAAACAATTAGGTTTCCAAACATTACCAGTTGTTGAAGCAGAGGGTTTCCAAGCATGGTTTGGGTTCAGACCAGAAAACATTGATTTATTAAAGTAGAATTTGGAGGAGGAACTAAATGGATAATTTTGAATTATTGGATATTCCAGAGTTTGATTATATGAACACTAAACGAGAAGTATATAAGGTGATTGCGACTTATAAACGAGCGATGAATAAATTATATTTGAATTCGTATCCTAAGATCACACCAAGCTATAGTATAGTTCCTCCATCAAATACAAATCAGTTTCATTCCAGTACAGAAAGAGCTGCATTGTACTCAATGGAATATGGAGCTAAGTTTGCTAAATTCGTTGAGTACGTTGATAATGCAGTGAATTCATTAAGTGAAAAGTATAGAGTAATCGTTATTCGTTGTTTCTTCAAAAATGAATCTGATACTAAAATTGGAATGGATTTGAATTATAGTGAATCATCAGTACGAGACTTAAGAAGAGAAGCTTTAGAATTATTTTCGTATGCCTTGAAAGTAGATAGATACAAATGAAAAATGTATTTTTTAGAAAAAAATAATTATTAATTTAAGACAAAATATTTGTATTTCAAAAGTTAGATAAAAATATAAAATGTGTAATGTAGAGTTGCTGTAGAAAATTGTAATCTCCAAATTATTAAGATACTTTAACTCTACATACAGAAAGCAATCTCAGAAAGCCATACTTCTGAATTTGCTTTGTGTATTTAACGCATGAGATACACAACGTACTATTGCGACGGCAATGGAAAAACCTCCTTTTATCCTCTCCAATTAATTTGGGGAGGTTTTTAATTATTAGAAAGAAGGAATATATATGAATTTTGTCGAACCAATCAGAGATTTAGACGATATCCAAGCAATGAAAGATTACTTGAGAGAATGGAACGAACGCAATTATATGTTGTTTGTTTTTGGAATAAATCTCGGATTACGAATTAGTGACATAATTAAATTAAAAGTAAAAGATGTTCATGGACAATATGTGAATATAAGAGAGATGAAGACAGGTAAAATCATCAAACGAAAGATGAACAAATCTCTAAGAAGAGAAGTACAAGAGTATATTCAAGATATGAATCCTCATGACTATCTATTTAGAAGTAGAAAAGGGAAGAATAAACCAATAACAAGAGAAGCTGCATATTACATTTTAAAAGTAGCTGCAGAGGATATTGGAGTAGAAAATGTTGGGACTCACACCATGAGAAAAACATTTGGCTATCATCAATACAAAAACAAAAAAGATGTAGCAATGCTGATGACATTATTTAATCACGCAAGTCCAGATATTACACTGAGATACATTGGAATTCAACAGGATCAACAGGATAAATCAATGGACGATTTCTATTTATAGACATCTAATTTAACATATTGAGATTTTGTAAATTCAAAATAGGGAAAGCTTAAAAACATTATTAAATAAAGGAAAAGTGGAAGTCATCGAATTTAACACAATATAAGATATGAGAAATTCAAGACCCTATCTTATTCGAAGAAAAAGGGTTAAAAATCTATCTACTTACCAATAAAAAAGGAGAAGATAAAATGGCACGACCAGATAGAATCGGACCACATAGAGTTGCATTTGAAAAAAATAAAAAGAGAATACTCAAGACAGAAAACATCTGCGGCATTTGTGGAAAACCAGTTGATACTAAACTGAAGTATCCTCATCCATTATCACCAGTAATAGACCACGTAGTTCCTATTA